CAGGGTTGGTCTTTTCGTCACCCACGGCCCGAGCGGCATAGCTGTTGACCTCATCGAAGTCAGCGCTCAGCTCTCGGAAGTCGAAGTCTCCATCCGATTGACGGATCAGAGCATGGGGAAGAGTGCTGGTATTGAACTCTGTTGGAATACCGGGCTTAACCGTTTCGACCCAACTGCCAACGCCAGGGATGTCGCCCTGGTTGCTCTGGAACTCGACGTAGTAGTCATCAGCGTCTGAGTCCTGTGAGTTACGGACCTTCAGGACCATCCCATCAACCCCCTGCGAGGGGAGCCTTGAGATGTCGTTGACCGTGCCCTTGATGGCATACATGGCGGAATCAGTCGATCCACCACGGGCCTGGATATTGAAGGTTCTGTCGTCGGTTCGTTCGATGTAGACGACGTTGCCTACAGCTGTGGCTGAGTAGCCCGAGAGGGCATTGATCTGGCTTGTCAGGCTGCCTGTGATTAAGCCAACGTCTAGAGGACCCGACGTGGCGTCATTAGGCGTCGTGTAGCTGACAGACGTTTCTGACTCATAGCTGTAGCCGACTGCCTCTCTGGTGACAGTGACCTTGTAGGTCTTGCCATTGAGAGTGACAGAGACGGTGTCCCCTTTCCTCCAGCCTGTTCCACCATTCGTCAGCGTTACAGAGGCTGAGTAGGTGGAGTCAAAGCTGTACTGAGGGATGTCCTGACCTTTGTCGACAGCAGAGACTTTGAACTTGGCGGTCCTGGTCCCGATCTTGCTAGTCAGAACCAAGCCTGTTTTCCACTTGTTCTTAGTGTTAGTCGTGTAGCTGGTAACAGTGATCGAAGAGGGCTGGATAATCCTTATGTTTTCTTTGCTCCAACCCTTATCCTTCTCTCGCTCGTTACTGAGACGGCCCTCAACCCGGAAGTTGATGTTGCCATATTTGGTGGTAATAGAGGCGTCGTAATAGAGGTAGGAGCCACCAACCAGGCCACCCCAGCCAGCGTTATTGCCAGTGGCCTGCTTAAACCAGAAGTGGAACGCCTTGGCGTTCGTGCTTGTAAGGCTCAGACCAGTGGGGAAGGTCACTCCCTTCTGGTAGGTGGTCCGCTGTACAGGGTTACAGGTGACACGCAGGTTGAAACCGAGGTTGGTCTTTGTACCTGAGTTCTCTAGGAAGTCAGCAGTACCTGCAAAAGCACAGTTCCCTGTGCCGTCCTCAACAGTGAAGCTACCGGGGCTGACCTTCAGTTCTGCAGCGCGGTAGACCTTGACCTGACTGGAGCTAGAGCCATCACGGAGAAAGTCCACCTGATAGGTGGTTCTGTAGCCAACCTGATTGACGACAACCAGAGCTTCCTGAACCGGAGTGCTGTCCTTTTTGGAGGACATTGTCACTAAGGTTTTCTTATTGAGAACGAGGGTGTAGTCCGCAATAGTCAGGAACTCCAGGTCCTCAGGGTCTACATCGATGTAATCACCTGCATCACCGATGACATCGACGGTTCGCTCAATGCCACTGTCTGCCTCGAACACCCGAATGTAGGTAGTTCCACTATCTCGATAGACACAGCCGATATAGCGCTCTTGTTGGTCCCTAAAGATTTGGAACCACTTAGAGCTAAGTGGAATATTTGTGGCCAACTCAGCCACAAGATATGTAGCTGGACGTTTTACACAGCCAAAGGTAGGGTCAAGCAGGACGTTATCAGCCTCTCTGACCTGTCCTGGCAATTTAATAGGATCAGGCTGCTGACTGACCCCGCCTAGCAAGGTAGGGATTGACTGAGATACTGCTGCCATTTAGTTCACCTGTAAACACTAAGATTTGCGCGGTAAGCGGGATATCGGTTTAGGCCTTCCCTATCGCCAAAAATGCTGTAATCACCCTGTTGGGTGTCATATTCCAGAGCACCAGCGCGGGCTTGGAGTTCTTCTGCTTGACCAAAGCGGACAGCCTCTTTGCTTCCTACAGAACGCCCAGCAAAAACATTGGCGGCACGAATGGTGATGTAATTCTTGAATGCTTCTGGAAGCTCTGCATAGTCAAAGAGCCAGACCACGTCCAGAGCAACCTTCAGCTGATCCCATTTGAAGGTGTGATCAGTACGGTTATAGAGCTTTCCGCCTCGGATCTGAACGGAATAGCGATCTAGAACAGGAGTGTCCAGGGCCAGAGCATTTTCTGGGATGACAACTTCCTTATCTCCGTTAGGAGTGAATGGATATTGGTATTCAGTATTAAAGACCCAGCCCTCGGCTTGAACGGTGCGAGACACTTCGTCTAGTACCAGCTCAGCAGTCTCTACAAGGGGGTTTCCGGATTCAAGGTTGACAACGGGAGCTTGTCCAATGTTGGAGAGGATGATATTTACAGCATCCAACTTGGTCTGTTTAGAGGCCATTAAATTTCTAGGGTAATGAGAAAACCCCGAGGGTCCCGAAGGACCCAATGGGGAGAAAAGCTGTTATCAGACAGCCTGGAGAGAACCACACACGGAAGTGCGGAGGGTGTCGGCGCCCATGGCGAGCTTGCCGACGATCAGGTCGCCCTGATACTGAACACGGAAGGAATCCGAGGTGGTCTCCACGGAAGGAGCCACGCTCTCAACCACACCAGCAGCTTCGCGATGGAACACGAGGCCAGCGAGGTTGGTGTTATCAACAACGTAGGAGTTGTTCTCACCACCGATGGCAGCGTTAGCAGCAGCATCTTGGCCGTACTGACCAGCAAGAACGTTGCTACGGAAGATACGGATACCAGCGATGGAATACAGGCCTTTGCCGGTATTCATGTCGCCCTGGGTGTTGCCCAGTTCACGAGAGAGGATATTGGTGTCCACGCTCGAAATCAGCCCGTAGTATTGACGGGGAGACAGAACGCAGCAACGGCCTTCCTGAGGAGCAGAGCGCTCATCGAGAACAGCAGCGGCCTCGAACAGACCATCAACAATTGCCTGAGCAGAGTTGACGTTGTTAGCACCAATGTTCACCTGGAAACCACCAGGCTCACCGGTCACTACAGAAGCTTCAGTAGCGCCTTTAGCGAGCACGCGAGCAATACGCTCATCGTAGAATTTGGCAAGAGCTTCGCCGATTTGAATGGCGATTTCGCTGCGCTGGGAGTACTGAGAAAGGATCTCATCCAGGCTGTAAACGAACTGGCTGCTCACCAGAAGATCATCTTGAACGATGGTCTTCTCGTTTGCATTCAGTGCAGCGTCAGCCAGGATGGGCTGCCCAGGAGTGTGGTAGCCAGCACCGAGCTTGCCCTGCAGCAGGAACTGCTTAGAGCGACCGCCACGGAGGGTGTAGTTACGAACCAGACCCTTGAAGATCGTGGCATCGTTGAAGGCATTGAAGACTTCACCGGAGAACAGTTTAAGTCCGGTTGCGTACTTATCAGCCCAAGCGTTGGACTGATTACCATTAACCGCATTAGGGCGGCTAATGAAGTTCATGTTGGTCATGATTGGAGTTAAAAATTAAATCGGTAAATATGGTCAGTCGATCTAGATCTAAGGGGGGTTTTGTCAGATTTGGCCTCTGACGGGCACCGGTACCCAATAGGTTGTCTGCCGTGGCAGGCCTAAAGGGCAATGAGAGAGAGGTCCGACTCTGAGGTGCCTCTCTCCACTGCTGTGCTCCCCCGGTCACAGCGCTTCCGTAAACCGTGCGTTCGGTTTTACAAGGGGGAGTAGGTGAAGAGATACAAGGCCTCTCAACGGGCCGCTTTAACGAGTAAGTAATGCACACCTCGATAGGTGAGCTTTGCCTGTTTTTCTGCGGCCTGCTGAAGCCGCACTGCATACCGAACTTGGTTCTCGGTCATGGGGATCTCCATAGGCCTACCCCCCGTTCCATGAGTAGGTGTATTGCGTCCCCTCGTGGGGGATGAACGTACGGAGATCAGAGCAGATCTGTTGAGCGTGAAAGGCGAGCTTCCACGTCTGCCCGGTAAGCCGGATCAGACTTGTAGCGGGGGTCAGCAATGGCCCGGCTCAGCTCAGCATGTGAGCGGAAAGTCTTGGCTTCAGGAGCTGCCTTATTGCCTGAGACCAGAGGGGCCTCATATCCCACTTCACCGCGATAACGGTTCATCAGTGATTGGACGGCAAATTTGATGGCAACTGGATTGTTGGTGGCAGTGACTGCATTGAAGTCATTCACCTCATCTGCAGGGAGATTCTGACCAGCCCACTGGACTAGGTCTGCATAACCCTGAGCTCCACCGGCCAGCTCCATGATGGAGTCCACCTGGCCCTGTTGCATCTGCTCGCTCTTGGCTTGCTGGTTATATGCCAGGTAAGCCTCGACCAGTTGCTTTGAGTCCATCGAGGAAAGCTTTTCGATGTCCTCTGCTTCGAGTGTTCCTTGCTCGTCAAACTTGCGACCAAGGTCATTCATGTAGGTAACAGTTTCGACCACCTCAGGGGATAGCTCTTCTGGAGCTTCCTCAGTGGCCTCTACCTGCTCTTCTACGCCCTCTTCGCCTTCCTCAGGTTCAGACGTACCAAGCTTCTTTTGAAGCTCGTTGTAGGCCTTCAGAAGGTCATCCT